GTCAACCTTTTCTCAAGAGCGTACAATTATTTTTCTACCTATTATAAAGAAGTAAAAATGGTACAATATTCACCCCTCAGAGAACGATCTCCGAGGGGATTTTATTAGAACAACTGGAATCTATCGATTGCCTGTCCGAACGCTCCAGCATATCCGTCCTGTCCGTTTCCAGTCTCGTTATCATACTGCCATGACCAGTAAGCTCCATTTACAGGGCTGACACGGTACTGGGCTTTCTGGTAGCCGTATTTTGCCGCATAATCTGCTGGAGTATTGTAGTACACCTCGATTGCGTCAATTGGCTGTCCTGTACCGGCATAACCATTATTGTGATCTTTCCAGTTGCATCCTGTCACATAAGGTAGCCACCCTCTTCCGATTACATGAACTCTGTATTTTACGGATCCCTTGTCTACCTTAATAGCTACATCCGTGATGCGCTTACCCTGTATCCCGGCAAAGTCTGTGAGATTGCGGACAAATGGTAAGATTGTACCGTCTTCCAGTTTGACGGCGTAAGTAAATACTACTTCCGGCTGTCTCTGTGCAGCTTGAGCCTGCGCCTGTCCTCCAGATACATAAGTTGGCGGCGTGACATTACCACCCATGTACTCCTTAATCCGTTTAATAAAGTAGGATTTTGTAGCTTCCCTGCCACCGTGAATCTCCACAGATCTGTGAGGGCAAGATGTAGCATACACTTCCTGATGTAGCCTTATCGTGCTTGTACTTGGTGTGATTCCATATTGCTTGCACTTCTGTGCTGCCAGCTGCAATGCTTTTTCCTCATTTGCTTTAAATACATCCAGATCACCCATACTCTGACACGTTTCGATGCCAAGATAATTTAAGTTCCCGTTTGCGTCTCCGCAGTGCCAAGCGCAATTCCAGTCATCCTCTGCCTGTAAGATGCCATCCTGTGCTACATAATAGTGCGCAAATCCATTTTCAAGCGGATGTGTCTGTAACCAATTTCTGTAAAATTCTGCATTGGCGTTCTTGCTTCCAGCGTCATTGTGAAAAAAGATTCCTACCGGATTTCTTCCTCTGTTTCCTGCTACTCCACGACAAATACTCATATTTTCTCCTCTCTGTGCGATGTCGCACAATTAATCTACAAATACCCAATCATCTGCCAGCATATCAGCTTGTGATGCGAGCCATCCCATTTGTACACCAGATGTACCGACAAAAGCTACTGCCATATTACCAATGGCTTCATGTTCACAATTCACAACCTCCCCAGATGCAGCCTTATATGAGATTCCGGTAGCAAGCTGAATGTACTGACTCTTTCCGTTCCAGCCTTTACGTTTCACTTTCATTCCACGTTTCATATATTTGATTGCTTCACCAAATGAAAATGTTGCAATTCCACCAAGTACCGGGCAATTCTTTTCGTCTGCAATCTCCCATTCGTCAGATGCCACATTGAGAAGAGTGTACTCAACCCTCTGTGTTTCTCTGATATCAAGTAATTCTCCATTATCACTGTCCTGTGGTCTACATTGAATCATTACCGTTTCCTTGTCCGAATCCCAATACCAATAGCCACCCCAAGATGGCAGTTTTACTTTTTCTCCGTTCTTCATTGCTTTTAATGCCTGTTCAAATTTCATAATCATTCTTCTCCTTCCTGTGCGATGTCGCACAACAAAAGAGAGCCTGTTTCCAAGCTCTCCTGAATCTATTTATATGTAAGTGCCCTCTCCGAATCTCCTGTTCCAGGTGTTGTTGGGTCTACCACTACACCGAGGATCGCCAGCACTGCAAAGAGCGCATTGATTACGGTTAATAGCTTATCACCAAGGTCTCCAAGGTTGATGTTAAGCCCAAACACTGCCGCAATTGCCTGTATCAACAGTAAGATTGCCGGGATCAGTGCAACCCAGAATGCCTTGTTTTTAATTCTTACAATCCAGTTAATCTTCTTCATTTTTCATTCTCCTTTACAGATACATCGCTACTATTCCACCAATCACAGCTCCGATCAGTGCGGTTACTACTACGTCCCACCGTTTAGCCGGTGTCTGCTCAAGATGCGTCACCTTTGCGGTCAACTGCACAAGGGTCTGGTTCATAAATCCAACCTCCTTGGTCAACCCTACCATTTCTTGCGCCAGTTGATGTACCACATTCACAACGTCCTCTGCTTCTTTCATTCGGTGTTTTAATGAGCCGATTTCTTTTCCGTGCTCTGCAAGTTTCACTTCTACTTCATTTTCTGTCATGTCTTTCCTCCGGTTTTTTTTAAGTATAAAAATAAGACCATTACGGTCTTGCCCTAATCTCCATATTCGTTCCTTTAGTCTTCCGTAATCCATGTGGTAGACAAATGTCGCTCTGTCCAATTTGGATTATTGACATAGATTGTAATTCCACCGTCTTTGCCAATTAGATATCGACCGGTTCCAAAGATCGAGGAGCCGGACACCTCGTTGTAAGGTGTTCTGATGTCGAGCACCGGGCGATACCCAATAGGGATTCGCACCTCATCAAACGCTCCGAAACTTCCGCTGTTCGGAAACTGCGCAAGCATTGTGATCTTGCATGTTACCATAAATCCTCTTCTTTTTAGTTCCACGCGGATGTTATTATTGGAGTTTGCACTTGTATATGGACCTTTCACGGTACCGGAATCGTAATTGCGATACGCATATATGCTTATACGTGGGGATACAGAATTTCTTGCATATATCATTTCATCCTCAAACTGGATTGTCGTTGCTTTTCCCGTATTTTCATTTGTAAACATGATGTTTTGCAAGTTCACGCTCATAGTAGCTCGATCTGTTGTCGGAGCCTTACCGGAGAAAGCCAAATACGCATTACTCAATGACGCAACATTTTCCACTGCTCCTTGCACGATTTTCTTGCTAATAATCTTTCCGGATGTAACATCGATAAGCATTGTTCCATTCTTATCCTTAATAAGTCCGGCTGTTACAGTTCCAAGATCTGCCGCTATCGCACTTAAAGTCTGTGCGTTTAAGTTATCAACAGAAATATAATGGATCACCCATTTACTTCCATCCCACCGCTTGATCGGCTGACCGGAGGCTGTTTGCCATAACTGGCCAACTTCAGGATTCACCGGAGCCGCAGAAGATACAATTATGCCACTTGGCCCTGTAGCACCGGTCGCTCCCTTATCACCATATACTCCGATGATACATGGTGCTGATTGATACGTGCTATCATTTGTATAGGTAACAACTTCATAATTCCACAGATATTTTTTTGACGCCGTTATTGCTTGTACAGTTGTAGTCCATCCTGATGTGGACGCCGACACACCGCTTCCGCTTGCCGTTGCAAGATAATAATTCGTGATAGACTTTATTCCGTTTCCAGTTACCCCTTGTGGTCCCGTTGCACCAGTTGCCCCCTGCGGTCCTTTCGGGCCAGTCGCTCCTTGTGGCCCCTGGGGACCTGTTGCACCTGCATTCCCTTGAGGTCCTTGTGGACCGGTAGCTCCTGTTGCTCCTTTGTCTCCGTATATCCCGATTATTTTTGGTGTAGTGGTCGCTGTCGTATTATCTGTAAACGTAAATTTTTCATAGTTCCACAAGTATTTATTTGTTGCTGTCATCGTCGGAACTGATGTACTCCAACCGCTTGACGCTGTTGTAATTCCTGTTTTTGCGGAAGAAATCAAATAATATTCTGTAATAGTTTTTATCCCTCTTCCAGATGACCCCGCAGGCCCTTGTGGTCCTGTCGCACCTTGTTCTCCTTTAATCTTCGCCCACTTATAAGATCCAACACTTGTAGGATCGGACTGATTGTAATCCACACAAGTACCGATATACGTTCCCACATCTTCTCCGCTGTTTCCGGTAAATGTTTTCCCTCCATCGTTGGAATATTTAATGTGCAGATAGCTTGTCTTGCCGTTTGTACCGTTCGTCCCCGGAATCCCCTGTGTTCCCTGCGGTCCTTGAAGTCCTTGGAAACGTGACCAGGTATATTTCTTTGGATCCGTGCTATCTTCCTGTGTGAAGTCTACGTAAGTACCAATATATGTGTTAGGTATCTCTGTCATCTGGTTAGAGGTGGTTGGATTCGATACTGCGGAATACTTGATGTGAAAATAGGTGCTCTTCCCTTTAATATTGGTTCCGCTTGGTACAGGTCTGCTATCTAAGACAGGTGCTGTCTGCTTATAATTTCCATTCTGCCATGTATATCCTGTTGGCTTAGGTGTCCAGTTGACCACAAAATCAGTCTTTACAAAGTATTTACCGCCACCTCTTAAATATAATACAGGGATTGATCCATAAGTCAGTTGTGTATAGCTGGCAGGCGACACTGAACAGAATGAATACGTGTCTGCATAAATAATACATTCGCCAGAAGTAGTTCCCCACCCAGATCCAATGGAAGCCAGATCTAAATTCACCGAGAATCCGCTAACATGTGTACTCCAGGATGGTTTTGTTCCACTATTTAAAGACACATTAACCAAAATACGATTATAAACACTCGTTGGAAGCTGACTCCCCACAACGGGATACCATTTATTTACATCGTAAGTTTTGGTATCAGATAAGTCTATCGTTGCTGATGATCTCCAGTAGTTTACACCTGCAGCTCCAGTATCTCCTTTGGGACCCTGTATCCCCTGTTCACCTTTAGGACCTTGTATTCCCTGCAAACCCGGGACTCCCTGAGGACCACGTTCCCCCTGTTCTCCTTTTATTTTTGTCCATGTATACTTCGTAGCATCTGTACTATCTGCCTGTGTATAATCCGTGTACTGCCCGATATAGAGCTTATTTGTACCATCCGTGGTGGAAAATCCCGTCTTGCCATCTGCACTGTTTGCGTAGGCGATATGTAGATACGGGGTCTTTCCATCCGCTCCCGGCTTTCCGGGTGTTCCGATCGCCCCGTCTGTGCCTTTGATCTTACTCCATGCGTATTTTGTCGGGTCTGCGCTGTCATTTTGCGCAAAATCAACATACATTCCGATATATTCCCTATTACTGTCGGACACGGAAAAATCTGTCCTACCGTCTGCGCTGTTCGCATAGGCGATGTGGGTGTACTGTGTTTTTCCGTCCTTCCCATCTTTTCCCGGGATTCCCTGATCCCCCTTTGGACCCTGTATACCATCCAATCCCGGAGCGCCTTGTGGTCCCGGAGGTCCCTGTTCGCCTTGCTCTCCTTTCTCACCTTGCGGACCCTGTTCCCCGTCTTTTCCGTCCTCTCCATCCATTAAATCTGCAATCGTAACCTCGTAATACCCACGTTTTATCCCATTTTCCATAGCCTCAAACGAGTACACCGCCTTTGTATCCACGTCAGTAGCATTTACCGTAACACTCTTACCAACATAAAACTCTGTGCCATCTTTGCTCCACCGGAATTGTAGCTTGTCTGCCACGTCCACGCCGTTATCGTAAGCGTAAGCTGTCAGAGTAGTGCTACCAATGCCATTTTTAAAGATGATGCCATTGTTGGTGGAGATGGAACAAGTGTAGACCTTATTTTTGTTGATAAGATCTTCCATCCTCTGCAACAAGCTATCCGAAATTTCGGATGTAAGCTCTTTGTAGTTTGTAAATACCGTCTTTGCAGTTTTTGGATTGGTAAGACTGCGCACCTGTTCGGACACTCTCGCCTGTAGATAAAGCACTGGTGTCCACTCCTGATCCTGCATCCTCACGGTGTCCCCGATGTTGGTGTCAAAATATCCATCCACCTCGTAAGTCACCACCGGTTCAGATGCTGTTTTAAGATCAGACAGAGCCATGCTATAGAGCTTGTCCTTGCTGTCTGTATCGTACTCTTTTCGCATCAGGATATAAGCATCCTCTTTATTTACGATGTTGGATGGGAACCGGTCTCTTGCCTGTGGTGCCCGGATGATTGCGCCGTCTGTAAAGTACTCGATATTCCCGTTCTCATCGTATTCTTTTTTGTCCAGTCCATTGATCGTCAGCCCGTCTTTCCCGGTCGGCTGGATGCAGGTGTAAAGCTTCTCGGCATCTGTGGTTTTTCGAATTCCGGTAATTCCTTTTCCGTACCTCAGTACGATGTCATTCCGGTATTCTCCGACTCCGCTGTCTGTATCGGAGTGTTTCCGATATACATTTAGGACAATCTCTTTTAAAGAGTAGTCTCTGTTCAGTACTGTCTCAAATTCGATCTCCGCAGAAAAGACATTAGCCAGGGAGAATAATCTCTTTAATACGGACGTTGTACCTGTCCATTCGTTGGTGATCCGTTTGTCCGACACCTCATTGAGTCCCAATTTAAGCGTTCTCTCAGCATCAAAGACGGCGAGGTACTCTTCAAAACTCATGGCTTTTCCAGCTTTGTATTCTCCAGCATCCTCGTTAATAAGCTCAAACGACAGTGACCATGCCGTAGCAGTAATCGTCTGTTCCGTTTTATCGGTATTTACAATGTTTAAGTAGTATGATTTCCCCTTGTAAGTAAATGCCACCTTATTCCCAGCTTTGATATGCTGTGCGTCTGGATGCTTTGCATTTACCGTAAAAGTGTAAGTATTCGCCGTACCCTGTAAGTATTCGTGTAGATCATCATTCCAGTAGTGCATGGACTTTTTATGTGCATTATCCATAAACGCTACTGGCGTGTTATTTGCGCTTAAAATCGCAATTCTGATGTTATCCATTACAAATATACCTCCCGTATTTTCGCTTTAATATGCGGCGGTGGAGAAGAAAAGGAAGAATAGCAGAACTGCACTTCTGTAATCCCTGGCGGCACTTTAAAATAATCCGTCCCTGTAATCTCATCTCCCTTAGCCACCATACCATTAACGTAGACCTTCGTGCTCTCCCCGTCTATAGACACCACATCCCCAGCGCGATACCGGTTCGGCACATCCCGATATTTTTCCACGTTGTCCTTGCGAAACCAGATGCTTTTTAAATAGTTGTGCGTAACGTACTGGTTCGACAGATTTCGGTCCCCCCACTGTCCAATCCAGATCTGGATTTTCTCGCATTCCATATCTTTGATCTCTGGGATAGTAAAGTGGTAATACTTCCCGTACCAGAAAATACGCAACTTGTCACCCTCTTTTAAAAAGTCATTGTGTCCGCCGCCCATTTTTAAATTAAACGGGTTATCCTCGTAGGATGTCGGCTGGAAATCCAGTGTCTTAATTTTCTTGTTTTGAGGGGCAAACCAGTCCACATGCGCCGTATTACCAACCGTATCACTCTTGTTAATAGACATGGCGCAGATTACTTTATTATCTCCTGTCAGAAATGCAATGGTCTGCGCTCCCGTCTGTCCCATTAAGCCGGCCTCAAACCAGTGTTGGGTGTAGCAATAAAAGTTCTTCGCCCCACGCCTACCCTCACTGTCCACTGGGATAGTAAGCGTTCTCATTCCGCCGTTCCAGTACCCGGATGTGGATTGTCCACCTTTTAATGCCATGACGTTATATCCGGCAACATTCTTGACTTCGAGTGTTCCTTGTGTTGTGTTTTCCGGATTTTGATAGGATGTACCGTGATCGTCTTGAAACAAGCCGTAACCGTTAAACAGTTCTTCGGACGCTTCGTAGTTCTCTCCGTCCGCCTCTTCCTGTTTTCCGAGCTGGATCACTCCATACTGGCTCACAAGTCCGATAAATCCGTTTTCGTGTTGGTGCGTGATCTCGTAGTCCACGTCTGCCCATTCTGTACCATCGTTCTTGATCGTAATTGTTTGGTAGCCGTCTTGCTGGATTCCATAGAAGTCGAATTCTGCAGTGGAGTACGCTACCCCATCCGGGATAAGCCATGTGATTGTTCCCTCTCCCAGAAATTCTGTTTCTTCACTGAATTCTAAAGTACCACACGGAATCGCATAAAAGCATTTGTTCGGAACATTTCCAAACACTAACTTTTTTGGTTCATCTACTTTTAATGCTTTCTGTAAAGCATCGTACTTCTCTTCCAGATTACCCTCAATCGTAAACGGCATCACAATTTGTTTGTTCTCGTATGACGTGTAAGCAAAATCACTTCCATTCTGTTTTTCTGCCTTCACAAACGATGGATTCCAGTCAGCACCGACAAACGGTGTAAATCCCTGTAGTACTTCGATGTACTTTCCTAATTCGATGTCATTGAACTTCACAGAAAGTGTCATGTACGTTCTCCTTTCAGTAATTTCTTAAAATCTGTAATTCTTTGCTGTTCTGTCAGCATTGGAGCTGCTGTTTCTTTAATTAATTCTCTTCCATTCAGTGTTGTGCTTACTTCGATCGGACGTTTTGCCAGATCAGAAAGTCCTGCCACTGCACTCATAATCGCCTGATTCTGCTGCTGAAGCTTTCTGATTTCTGCGTTATCCATCTTGTACTGCATAACAGATGTTGCTGGACGATTTGCCACTCTGGATGCATTAAAAGCCATGACCTCTCGCATCCGTGCTGAAACGGCGGACAGATCAATAGATTCCAGTGCTGCGTTTGAAATATTTCGGGAAGATTTTACAACTGACTTTTCTTCATCCTTAATACCCAACGCCAGACCTTTACTGAAGAATTGACCAAATTCCCTTGTCTTTTTGGATGGAGAACGCTCATCAAGTTCCCTTTTCGCTGCTGCCAGTGCAGAAGAAGCAACTGCGATAGCTGCGGAAATAGCCGCGGAGCTTCCAGCCGAAATACCATTGGCAAGACCATAGGAAAAATTCAATCCCTGATCGTATGCCTCGCTTTTCATTCCAACGCCCTTTAAACCAGATACCGCTCCGTCTCCCAGGCTTTTACTGGATGACTCCGCATTTTTCTTGCCAGAATCAATCCCGCTCTTTAAACCATCACCAAGTTTCTTTCCTTCCTGTTTTCCTTTTTCGGAAAGCTTGACATTCGATAATGCTACTGCTGCATTTCCACCTAATGTAGATGCGGCCGCATTTACTGATCCAGAACCACCAACAATTCCATTTGCAAGTGCGTTTGCGATCTGACTTCCCATTGTCTGCGCTTGTCCCGAGACATTTGCAGATGAAAGTCCTGATAAAGCCGCATTTTCCAAACCTGATGCAGCCGCCTGCACAACCGGGGCTTGGCCACTCAAAGAGGATGATAGTCCAAAACCTACGTTGTTTCCAAATCCTGCCGTAGCTGACAACATATCCATGCCGTTCAACCCTTGTGGAATCTGACCGCCTAAGGAAGCCGCTGCCATCAATACGGCATTGGAATTCGCATACAACGCATCAATTAGAGACTGTGTTGCCTCACTTCCTTTTCCGGCTGGAATCGTTGTCGTATCTGTAGTACTTGCACCTGTATTGATCTCATTCACAGCACTTTTTGCTGCTTCATTGATCGCAGTTTTTCCACTGTTTACAGAATTCGCAGTACTATCCGCCGCCTCTTTTCCTTTTTGAGCAGGAACTGTAGAAGTATCTGCCTCTGCTGCCCCTTCGCTAACACCACCCTCGATAGCGTCTTTCGTGGCTTGCTTAACTGGTTCTTTTCCCTCTTGTAAAGCGTTCGTTGCAGCTTCTGTGGTTTCTTTCGCCTCTTGGGCTGCTGCTTCTGGATTGCCTGAGTTTCCGAGTAATTGATTGATTTCATTTTGCCAAGCTTCAATCTGAGCTGCGTTATTGGTAGTCCCCTTTTCGTACTCGATTTGAGCCATGAGCCACATTGCTCGACTGCCGTCTACCATCGTCTGAGTGATACCTGAATTACCATCCTCTGCTGCAAGGCGCATTTCTTCATATTTTTGTTGCCAAGTCTGCACCTGTTTAGAAAGTTCTGCTTCATTTTCTCCGGTAGATCGTATCAAACCGTCTGTCAGTGCTTTGATTGCAGCTTCCATATTGGCCGTTCCAGCTTCTGCTGCTCCCATTGCAGCTTCATAATTTGCAATAACAGCCGTGTATTCGTCATAAGCAATCTTAGCATCATCAAACGCTTTCTTAGCTTTTTCTAATTCTTCATTCGCTTCCATCTGCGCCTGTTGGAGTCGCATAATTTCAAAAGATCCTGCGGCTTGTTCCGCAGTCATAGAAGATTCCGCTTCTCTAAGTTCATCTGTTGCTTGCTTAGCCCTTTTCCTAACTTCGATATAATCATTGTATGCTCTGGCTAATTCATCCTCTGCTTCTGCCTGTTTTTTAACCGCTTCATTAAAGTCATCTTCGTAAGCCAATAATATTGCTTCTGCTTTTTTCTTCCGGATGACCTCATCAATGGATTGCGTTAACTCACCATACTTCTGTATCACACCATCTGTCGTTTCAATCTCTACGCCAAGCGCTTCGGATAATGTGGATGTAATAAAGGCTGCGCGTTCCTCTTGCCCTTCCATTATCTTTCCATTTTGGTCAACAATTCCCTGTAACTCATCCCATAGTTGCTGATAATAACCAAATTGCGTCTGAATTCCGGCAACTTCCTCTTGTCTTGCTGCCTGAGTTTCTCGGATTGCTTCTGCCTGTTCTGCCAGTTTTTTATTGGCTTTATCTGTAGCAGACTCCGCTTCTTTCTGCGTCAAAGCATAAACACCAAGACCTGCTGCCAGAGCTGCTACCGCAGAAATCACAAGACCAATCGGATTCGCTTTCATAGCAACGTTCCAAAGAGTTTGTGCTTTTGTGGCTAAATTCACCTTTCCTGTAAACATGCCAACAACTGCTTGCCCGGCTGTAAGTGTAGCGTTTGTTGCAACACCACTTTCCATAGCCAGAAGCTGTGCAGCATAGTAAGCATCCACTGCTGCAGAAGCGGTCTTCCATGTTTTCACACCTTTTTTCAATATAGATGTTGTTTCATTGACAACTTTATATCCTTTAAATGCAGTAAAAGCTGCCGTTGCTGATGCTGCGATCAAGTCCAGATTCTCTCCTGCAAAGTCCAGTGCCTTTGTCAATGGCGGAAGCGCTTTATCAGCCAGATTTCCAACAGCATCCACTACATTATCCAATGTGTCCGCTGCTGTCTCTGCTGCTTCTTTTAATCCACCATCACTCAATGACTCTGCCACTGCATCAATCGCATCCTCAACCGGTTCTTGTAGTTTGGATGGTAACAGCTCTGCCAAGCCGGATGCCATAGACTCCGCCATCTCTCCAGCCGCACCGAGAATTCTTCCTTTGTTCGAAGCAATTCCAGAAGCAAAGGATTCTATGAAATCCACTGCTGTATCCACCATTTCTGGGGCATGGGATGCCGCTTCTATTGCAAGATTCGCAAATTCATCACCTGCTGTCTGGATCGCTTCATTCAGACCACCGTTATTGAAAGAATCTGTGATATTGTTGATGCTTTCTGTTGCTGTCTTTGCTGCATTTTTCAGATTGTCCGCTACACTGTTGTAAAACGCCAGACCTAATGTTTCTGCTGATCCACCAAGCTGCTCCAACGCACCAGATAGATTGTCCTGCATCGTCTCTGCAGCCTTTTGTGCTTCACCATCACAACTCCTGTATGCCTCTGTCAATTCTCCTAGAGAACCTTCTCCCTCATTGATCAATGCCAGCATACCGGACAATGCTTCTTGTCCATACAGGGTGACCAGATAATTATTTTTCTGCTCATCCGTCATTCCCTCTGTTGCCTGTCTGAGCATTCCAACCTGTTCCGTCAGGGATTTCATTTTCCCGTTGGAATCGTAGAAGGAAATTCCAAGTTCATCCATAGCCTCAGACATGTCTTTCGTTGGCTTTGAAAGCCGTGATAACGCTCCTCTTAAAGAAGTACCAGCCTGACTGCCATTCACTCCGGCATTCGCCATGATTCCGATTGCCGCTGCTGTCTCTTCCAAACTAAGTCCCGCTGCCCTTGCAAGAGGAGCTATATACTTCATTGCCTCTCCGGTATCTGCTACAGAGGAATTCGTACGGTTTGCATTCGCCGCCAGAACATCCGCAACGTGTGCTGCATCGGATGCCGCCAGTCCAAATCCTCTTAACGTTGATGCTGCAATATCCGAACTGCTCGCCAGATCTTCACCGGATGCCGCTGCCAGATTTAAAAGTCCCGGCATTGCACTCATAATCTCGGATGTAGTAAAACCAGCTGCTGCCAGATTCTCCATTCCCTCTGCTGCCTGACTGGCAGAAAACGAGGTATCAGCACCTAACTGCATTGCCTGTTCCTTTAATTGCTCAAACTCTTCTCCTGTTGCTCCGGAGATAGCCTTAACTCTAGACATCTGAGATTCAAAATCAGAACCCACCTTGATTGCCGCTGCTGCAACTCCACCAAGTGCTGCTGCAGTTCCCGTGATCGCTACCGTTGCCGCTTTCATCCCTTTTGCTGTTATACTCCCAAGCTTTGAAAGTCCTTTTTCTATCCCGGAAGAATCCAGATCTGTTTCAATTACAACTTTTCCATCTGCCATTTACTCACCACCTCGTGTTAAAAATTTGTATAAAAAGAGCACCTACCATTTCTGATAGATGCCCTGATTACTGTATTTAGTTATTTGACCGGATTTCCAGTACAGCCTTGCATAAAGGCATATACGCGATTTATATGACATTCGTCCATTTCTTTCAGCTTGCTGATAATGAAGTTCTTCTTATATTTAGCCGCTGTGCTTAATTTCTCTCTATTCTCTTTCATTACGCCACCTCACTACTTGCCAGATTTTTAGCGAACCGTTCTACAAGTTCCAAACACTCTTCATTTTCCATATTCTCCACAATCTTCACAATGGATTTCTTACGATCACACTGCTCTGTATCTGGAAGTCTGTCACGTTTATCCAAATACCCGTATAAGATTGCTTCTATCTGGCGTTTAATTCTATAATCTTCCGGTCTTAACTGCGACAAGAGGCTCTGAAACTGATTATTTTCCGCTTTAGTATTGTTCGCTTTTTCTGCTCTCTGCCCTTGCATATAGCCAAATCTAAATGATGATAACGCAAGCTCAAAGTCGCCGAGAGCATGGTTCAACAAATCTTCTGCCTGTTCAAATTTCATTCTAAATGCAACAGGGATCATCAAGTTTTCTCTCTTAATTTTTTCATATAAATTCATCTTACGCCACCTCCTGATAAACAACTTTGCATTTATTTGTATTACCATTTGATAACTGATGCTCAATGAGTGTTGGATACCCATTTTCCTCCAGCCATTCTTTTACTTTCTGGAAAACGGAATCTTTGTATTGAATGGTAACGCCGTCATGTCCATTCCTGCTATAAGCTGTCTTTACAATTTCGGCCTCTGAAACATCCAACTTCTGAATGATAGCACTTACTGCCTTATCGTGTGGTCTGCCACTTTCCGATAAAATACCAAACTCTTTCGCCATCGTGGTGCAATCCCACAAGACCGGAACTTCTGAAATCAGCGGCACTTTCACTGGATACCCGTTGTCTGAATAAATGCGGATAATTTCAGCAGCTATGTACTTAGAGTCTACTCCTGCATCATTGAGAGCACCTTTGATGTTCTTAACCATCTGGTTGACAGATGGGAGTTTTTCTTTGTGAGTAGGTTTCTTCTTTAACGGAATACCTTCTCGAATCGTATCTTCCATATCGTGAAAACGGTTGATGTACTTCGCTGTGAACTCTGTACCTTTTAATCCGGTCAACTTGTGAGCGATAAATTCACAACCTTTCTTAGTGACATTGTAGCAAGGATACTCTTTTCCTCTACCATTTACATAAGTTGATTCTGTGAAAAAATCTGACTGAGGAATTTTCCCCAGTGAAAGTTGTTCGCAATATCTACGAATATCTTTCATCAAGTCATTGTGTGCTTTTCCTACCATTTCTGCTACTTCCATACTGCTGATTGTCTGTTCAATTCTTTTTTCCATGATCGATTCCTCCTACTTATTTGAAACTACACTAAACAATTTTCTCAATCTTCTTTTCGGTTTCTGAACTTTATGCCTCTCCCCTGTTTCGTTATTCACCAGATAATTTCCTTCCTTATGATAGGTGGGAATAGAAATACCTTGTTCTTCCATAAATTCTACGAAAATATCACGTCCACCATTTAGACGGTGCATCTGATTGATGATTCCCATCCAATGAATTGCGTATTCCATAATGTGAGGATTCCAGTACTCCAGTAAAAACTCGCTGGCTTTTTCCTCTCCGATAGGTGCATCATATCCCAAACGTGCCATATAGTCTTTGGTGTAGAAATAATCTTTACACCCATATTTTTCACCATCATAGTCCTTGGCAATAGGAAATATCTCCATGAACTGTCTCGGTGTGATTTTTGCAACCATCTGATTGATAAATTCTACAATGAAGAACCACGATTGTGTTTCCTCTTGAGAGCAGTCAGAATTATTGTCAAAAACATGTTCAATAAATTTAATGGACAGGTATAATATTTGTTTGAATTGATCCGGTCTTTCCTGCCAGAGTCTTTCTAAATCGTAACTGCCATTTGCATCTGTAATTCGCTCCAACGCTCTTGCATAGTGTTCTCTTTTCGGCTTGTAATCGATCAGTTTCTTTCCATTTAATACATAGAAATTGTACATAAAATTTCTCCTTTTCATTGATTTCACGAAAAGGATGTGTTATATTATAAATAGCACAACCTTTCCGTTGTGTTTTTCATTAGAGATTCGTTAAACTTGGTAGGTGGGCGAATCTCTTTTTGTTGTTATTTGAATTTGCCGAGTACGATTTCATCATAAATTTTCTTAATACCTCTTCTTATGATGTCCGCCTTTGTTAATCCAGTTTTGCTGCTACAAAACTCCAGCATATTCGCTTCTTGCTCTGATAGTCTTATCCTTGTGTCGATATTTTTCGGATTCTTTGATGGTGGTCTCCCTTTTGCTGGTGACATTTTCTTCTCCTTTCCGGTTACACATTTATTTAATTATCGGTTACACATTTAATATATCAATCACACAACAAGATGCCAAGAAGTTTTTCAAATTTTTCCACCCTACCTGTGGAATTAAAATAAGACACAGCATTTCGCCATGTCTTTCTGTTCTTTCCGGGGAGATCAGGAACATACCATGAAAGGACTCCTCCCCGATATTCAATTAACTTCATTTATGTTCTCCTTAAAATTTGGTATAAGAAAACCACCTACTTATGTAGGTGGCATCGTTCGTATTTTGTATTTCATAAATTATTATGATGTTTTTGGAGCTATACTAAATAACGGACTTGGAAAAGATACTTGCTTAATTTTGTAATCACCTATTTCTAACTCCGTAATTTCATTTGACACCATACTGGCTATCTGCTCTATTTCATCATCAGAAAACTTAAATTCTGACAGATATACAATCCCTGTAAGCAATTCTGCATATTCATCAAGTTCCCCTTCTCCTACTGATAAGGATAACCTCTTCATTTTTTCTTTATCCAGATCATATGTAAAGGCTAATTCCACTCCAGTAGTACTATTGTACGATACAGTGAAAATATTTTCATCTGCTTTTGCATCCTTGAGTTGAAGTTCCGGGGTCTCGGAAACACCTGCCCTCACCATATTTTCTGGCAGCTGCGTAGTTACAACCTCTGCAATATTGCTTGTAATCTCTGCTTGATTATCAAGTCTTTTCTGATCTGATTCTTCTTTCTCCGCACTTTCAGCTTTCTTGGACTCTTCTTTCCCCTCTTTCTTCTCCCCGCATCCTGTCAGCATCCCCACACAAAGAACTGCTGCCAGCAAGACACTTAGTACTCTCTTCATAACCTTCCTCCTACCCTATACGCTTTACCACATACTCATTATACCGTGAGGGTTGTGGAATCGCAAGGATGGAATGGAATATGGAAATTCAATCGGCTCAATCTTGAACTCATCCCAAAATAATGTGTTGCCACTTCTGACAATGGAGAATCCGATTATGGATTATCCTTCCCCACAGCTGGGGAAAGCGCATCCTTGCTCCGTCATGTGATGACGAATTTCGTCGGTACAAATATACGGTTCGTCATAAAAGACGATCCGAATCCCAAATAGACAAGCTCTATTTTCTTCGCCCACTTGTGGGCGAAACAGGAGAGTCCAAGAATGGACGCACCAACTTCAATTACAGGGGGTCTCAGTCTGTGACCACCACTTTAACGGATGCTCAGTTTGAACCCCCGCTCAATTTGAGAGGGGGAGTTACGCTGCAATCTGCATTGTATTATTTTTCTGTATAAACTCCTTGATTTGATCGTATCCCCATCCACAGTCTACAAGTCCACTTACCAGACATTCCATTGACTGAATTACTTTTAAATCTTCTGCTGAAAGATAGTCTCTCAAATTGTCCTTCTTTCCAATTCCAAGATTCTCACGAAGTTGCTTTGCATTTACTCCGAACAATACTTTATAAATACAGTTGGTGTAAGTAGAGTAAGCATGTCCGTGCATCCGCTCATTCTCTGTGGACTGTTGCAGTGCTTTTGTAAGTGATTGCCTGACAGCAATTCCTTTTTCTCGTTCAACAAGTTTGCCTTGTAGGATTTTTTCCATAGCATTGAATTGCTTGATGTAGGCAAGTTTGAACTTCATAGCTTTCGCCCCCGTGTAACCCATTGCCAAAAGAGTAAAGCCGTCTCTTGTCATAAGATACATGGGATTCATTTTTCCATTGGATGCCTTGTAAGAATCCAAATAAAATAGAGCGGAAAATTCCGCTGTACTTATAGTAGACTCTATATTCCTTATAGACTCCATTACATCTCGATGATTCTTGTCAAATGTATCTGATACATCCAAACTTGATACAACTGTCATTTCCATTTTATTCACTCTTTTTACTTCTACTAACATATTTTCAATCCTTTCGCTGAATCTCGTCAGTGTCAATTTGACACTATCTGTTTTTTTAAGTATTAAAATAAGGTGCAGCACTTCGCCACACCTTTACACACACTCTCTACGTTCGTACGTTTTTCGGACGAAGCAATTCACTCACATCACCGCCGTTGAGAAGCGCTTCCTCAATCTGTCTTGTTCTGTCATCCATAACCGGTGCCTGATCAAGACCGTAATACTTCTGCATTGCCCGGTAAAACTCTCTTTCCTCTTTTGAGAGGTTCTTATTCGACACGTCCATTGTACGGTACTCAATGACCTTTGACAGCCTGGTATCTTCTCCCAGATTCTCCAGAAGCAGCATAAACTTCCACCAGTGCATCTCTTCTGCCTGCAAGTCAATTCCGTACTGCTGGATGAAACCGGCATAGATCAGTCCTGCATCCTCTTGAAAGTCAAACGGTTGCTTATCATTGACCCCTGCGATCTTTCTCGGAAATTTCTTCTTTGACTGCTCTCTTCCACAGGAAAAGAACCAGAACATTTTATCCACGTGTTCTTCCATGAAATAATCGCAATCCCTGTAAAACAACAGCAGCACTTTCAGTAAAGAATCTCCCGTCAATTCTTCTACGCTTTCTATGATTTCATTGCATTTTAAAACAGTGCGGAAATCCCATTTTACAGGACACTCCACACCATTCACGATCAAAAACTCTGGAAATTTTTCTATTAAGAGATTCATCATTTTTCTACAAGAGCATTTCCCTTTGATAACATTTCCAATCTTCCCATAATCTCATTGTACTGATTGTCCTGTCTGATCTGCTCTGTGACCAACTGCTCATAAACTGCCATGCAAGTAAGCAGGTCATTTCCTTTTCCGCAGACGCGCTCACCCGCACCCTCTCCAAATACAACATCAAACATCTGCTTCACTCTGCCACACAGAAATCTATTCTGCTCCAGTTCTGTTCCTTCTGGCAGCTCTTCTGTAACATGCTTCATCTTCTCTAACTCAGCTCTATATCGTTCTTTCAACTCTGGATTCTCCAGATCATACAGGTTGAATTCCAATTCTACTCCATTGATAATCATGTTCTTGCGCTCCTTCCTTTTCCAATTCTTGCCTTACCTACTACTCCCACGCCAACCAAGGCATTATCGGCTGGGATTATGCTTCCCCCACCGTAAAATTCTTTGTAGATGTATCAAACTGTCCATCTTCCCAGTCAGATACACCAAGTAAATTTCCAGAGCCCTGAATCTCACCATCGTTGTCCGAGAAATCTGACACCTCGATGGCTATTTTTCTTCTCTTTGCATAAAACTTATTCTGCTGTTCTGCCACAGGCTTTTCCATGAACACCTTCACATAATAAGTTTCTGCATCTGACCCGGTCTTTTCATTTTCTCCGATATCCGCAATAAATTCGATCGCTTTTTCAGAACGGATCAAGTCGAACTCCAATGGTGCCGTCCATTCATAAGAGCCGATCCTCTGTGTTGCTGATTTCTGATTAACATATCTTTTGGAAGATGTCTGTGCAGATGGAGAATCGTCCAACTGAGTCACTCCAAATCCAAGAAGCTCATAAGTTCCACTCAGATCTTTTGAAACATCCAGATATCCCGGATGCTGCCATCTTCCTACGACACCAGTCTCGCCTGATTCCGCAAAAAACTGAATATTCATTTTCATACTTTTACTACCTCCGTTTATAATAAATAAATTGACATTGTATCCTATATTGGCACTTCGTCTCCTGTGCGTCATACAGATATCCGTCTGTTGTTGCCCGAATAGATTTGCTTTGCAGTTTTCCCGTCAATTCCGGCAGAGCACCTGCTTTTGTACGCTCATCCAACCAGTCTGCAAATTTCTCATAGAATTCCGATGTGTCCCTGTTTTCTTCGTCTCCGTAAAGCACTCTGGAACATAACGAAAATACATACTGTCTGACAGTATCGCCGTTTGCGTACCGCTTTAAGATTGGTTCTGCTGGCGTACTTTCGATACTGTATGCAGTCACATCTTCCTCCAACATATCTACATTCACAACAGGGAACATCTCCTGAAACTCCTGCAGAAACGGGCACCCGGCAATAAACTCTGCCACTTGGTTTGTTATGCTCATTTCGCCTTCCCTCCACAATATTTCGCAACAGACTGTACAATTTCTTTCCCACGATCCGCCCACATACGCTCTGTCCAGTGGCTACCGGCACGAGCATGTACGGATCTGTTCTTTCCTTTATTCTCGTAGTACTGCCGCCTTGCATAAGGAGTGTCATAGATAATAGAGGATGCTGTTTCCGTCACACTGCCCATTGACAGGTTACCACTTAATCTCGGCACATACGGTGTAGACAGCCGTCTTACCTCATGGGTAAAGAACTTCTGCCCTGCTCCATTCTTATTTAGATTTCTCTTCAGTAGAATTTTATCCACAGGATCTATATCCAGCCTGATCTTCGCCATTAAGAACCACCACCTATCCTGATATGCTTAGAAGAACCAAAAAAGTTCTCGGAGTGACTGAGTACTTTCCCAATCGTTCCAGAGAACCTTTTCCTGATATCTTCTATTCCGGTGACATTTCCTCCATCCCATTCTCCCAGAATAAAGAAATCACCATTTCGCACAGTCCATTTTCCATACACTGCTGTTAACCGGTTGAACTCATCCGGTGAAATCCAGTCAGCACATTCTGAATATGGAATCCGGATCTGGTATTCATCTGCGCTTCTTAATCCATTTTCCCCTACGGTACTTTTCTGGTTTGTATGAAACCAGACCTTAGGGATGGCATGAGGAATAAACACCATCTTCCTACTCTCCCGATCTGGCCATTGATTGAATATCGTAATCTTAGCATTCGTAAGCATTTGTATTCACCCCCAGGTATAATAAGCCGGTATGAGCCAGATATCGGCGAATGACCGCGTAGATTTTTGTTTGCAGAGCGTCTACTGCAATCTTTCCCGCTTCCGCTTCTGTCGCGTAATTCACGGAATATCCATCTGTGTTTTCCGACTGCACTTCCCTTCCTCCATGTTCCATTCGGTTCATATCATCCTGATAGATCATGTCAGCAAGTTCACACAGGCAAAGCTTCACTAACTCCATATCGTTCTCACTCGGCTGTAAATGCATCACTTGATTCAGATAGGTGTTAGCTTTCAAGATCGGCTGTTTCAATGACCGTTCGTCCTCGATTATAATTCCATTGTATTCTTCTACGTAAAACTGAAAATCTACACGTATCAACGCCTATTCCTCCTTATGAATTCGCCATGATCCCCTGTTTTTTCATCCCCGCAAGAATCGCATTGATTTTATCTTTCAGGTCAGTTGCTGTTTCTGTGGACAAATCTGCAATCAAAGCCATCTGTTTCACACCGCCCAGCGTTGTTTTGTTCGCCGCTGGAAGAGTGTAACTTGGTCCTGCTGGTCCCTGTGCGCCCGGTTCTCCCTTGTCTCCTTTCGGTCCTGCCGGTCCTACTGCTCCTGCTGGTCCTACTGCTCCTGCTGGTCCTGCCGGTCCTACTGCTCCTGCTGGTCCTGCTGGTCCAACCTGCTCATTCTTCACGCCCTGCTCTAACTTATTCAGTTTCTCTGCTGTAATAACGTCATCATTATTCCATGTAGTTGGTGTATATGCCATTATTATTACCTCCGTCTCTTATTTTGCTTTACCTGCTTTTGCCTTTCCGACTTTCGCAGTTCCTACTTGTGCCAAATCGTCATCTAGGCCTTTTTTTTTACAACTGCGTAGTTCTTGTCTCCGAGACGGTATCCGGTACAGATTTCCACCTGTGCAAGAGTTCCGTTGAAGTTCTCAGAGTCTTTCAGTCTTGCCATAGATAACAGGTCAATGATATGCAGTCCTCTCCAGTCATACATGATATACTCTACTTTTGACAGATCTTCTGTCTGTAGACTTCCTGCATAATCGTAGTATTTTGCAGCTGCTGTCAAGTCGAGCATATTACACTCTACCCACAACATTCCAAGGTAATATCCCATCTGTCCGGTGCGGATGATCTCATCATTCTTAACAGGAATGAATTTATCTCCTGCAACTTCCAGCATCGTACTGTAGGTCTCAACAGATGCCATAACCACATTCGCAGACGCTTTCTGCTTACGGATTGTTTTTCTTCCTGCGATCACCTTATTGATGATATTGGAAGCGGTAATTGCTTCTGTATCTTCCATTGCCGTTCCTTCATGTGCAAGACATGCAAGACCGGACTGCTGCCATCCCTCTTTGCAAACCTGTGTAGACTGGGAAAGATGCGCATCAGCCATGTCAAACGGCACAGCGCTTGCCTGTACGTTATAAATCTTCGTTGATTCCTGCTGCAGGTTATTCATTAACACTGGAATCAGATCATTGTCTGCTTTTCCGTGTTCGAAGTCGGATGCCGGCTGTTTTGGGTCTTTTGCCGCCTTGGCAGCTAAACGGAACACTTTTACTGCTCCCGCTCCTTCAGCATCACCCTGATACTGATCATTAAATGTCATCCCCGGCTGAAAAATTGCATCAAAATAAAAATTTGGTGCAACGATTGAACTGTATTTTTCGCTTACGTTATATCCACCATATTCCATACTCTTTTATTCTCCTTTTCTATTTCGCGTATTTGTTGTTTCCGTATTTCCTTGTGAGATAAGCCTCTTCTTCGGATTTTGTCTCCGGTCTGTAGGTTCCATGAGTACCTCTTACCCATGTCTTTTTTCCACCGTCCGGTTCTTCCTGTTCGAACTCATCCGGATATTTCTCTTTGACGCCTTTCATGTACTCATCTGCACCAACAAAAGCACCGTCTTTAAACTCCATCTTCTGTTCCAGAAACTCATGTAAGATTGTCTTTCTGGATAAAGGAGATTTAATCTTCTGCGTGTCCAAAAACCTCTCTGCTGCAAACATCTTTCGGTCTGATTCAATCTGATCATTTAGTGCTTTTGTGTCTTCGTTGTACTTTTTCTCCCAGTCAGCAGCAGACTGCTTGATTCCTTCAATATCCATGTCCTTGTAAGACTTAATCGTAGTGTTTGCTTCGCCGAGCTGCGTCTCCAGTCCATTGGCTCTCGTCTCAAGGCTCTGGTACTTTTCCTTGCTGATATAGCCGCCATCTGATAAATCAACGAATCTGACATGCTTCAGCTTATCCTCGATTCCGTTGTTATGCTCCTGAATCTTTGCATCTACCTGTCCGAAAAGCTCTTCTCCTAATACGTCTCTTAACTGCATCTTTATTCCTTTCTTTGACCACTGTTTATTATCGCGGTGTCTCCGCTGGCCGTGGCAGTTATTCTCCCATGCCACAGGGGATATTTTCCCGCAGTTTAAATGTCTTGAGGGTTGATCGGACAAATACTGTCCCCAAAATTGAGGGCAGCGTATAAAAATAGCACCTACCACACTGGATAGATGCTAAATTTATTGTTTTTATTTTTTGAAATTGGCATAAAAATACCACTCACTCAATTAAGAATGAATGGTATCATCTCTTTTCCGCCGGTTCCATATGAATCTTAAAATTACAGGTTGTACAATTGAAATATGTACTTGTTTTTGGATTATAAGGTGTAATGATTTTACCTGTTTTACATTCCGGACAAATTACTTCTTTTCCATCCCGTAACGCCTTTATCATCATTCCAATTTCTTTTGGTGTCATTACTTTAGCCTCCATTCACGATCTGAATATCTTCCTTTTACTGATTTTATTATATTCCTAATGTCTTGTCCCGTCAATTTACCTTTCGTATGTAATTCAGCAAAATAGTCACAAACAGCTTCTGCGTGTTGATCTCCACCTATATCCAATCGGATATGCGTTGCTTCATGGATAATCGTTTCCGCCGTCTTCCGTATGCTTTGTGTTTCCACCCCATTGATATAGATATGATTTCCAATACATGATCCATACAGTCCTTCCAGTCCCGTTTCTGAAATTGTATTGCTGCTATAATATACGTTAACGGAAATATGATTCGTTTTAATAAAATCAAGAACTGTCTTTCCAACATTTGACTTATTAAGATTTTTGTATAAGTTAGCTGCGAGTACTGTATCCATTTCTTTTGTAATCTCTACATCGAATATTTTTTCTGCTGTCTTCTTTTTTATATCAGAAATTCTTGACTCAAATATTCTTCCCGGCAACACTCTTCCAAGCCCATCCATATACACTCTCTGCATCTGCTCTGGAAGCTCCATCTTTTTAGAAAACCCCTGGTATTCCCGGAGTGTGTTCAGATACTTTGCTTGGGCTGCCTGTATGTCCAACTGGCTGGCTTTTCCCTTTTTTAGAAGATCAATGTCACTTCTCTGCTTTCTCATTCTGGTTTCAAGTGCTCTCTGCCGCTGCTGAGCTTCATAGGCGTTATATGATTTTCCCTGATAAGACCTTGCGACCTGTTCATTTGCTTCCATTTCCCTCAATTGTTCCGGTGTGTACGTTCTGACAGACACACCGTCTACGAACGCGAAGTAACTATGCTTACAGTTAGCTCCGCACAGACCATCTACCTCTCCCAAACGACAGATCGAGATTAACTGCTGCTTTGTGTACACATTCCCTCCCCACCAGTGAGAAGGTCTATGCCCGGCATGCCACGTTACTTCGTAGGTATCTGTTCCCAAATCCTTTGCCACCTGCTCATTAATCTGTGCAGCAAGTTGATGCACCCCCGTCATGACAGCTCGTCTAACCGCCACAGGGGCCCGATTTCCATATCCTGACGCATAATTTACTGTCCGTATTCCACTAGCTGTCATTTCCTTTACTACACGCCTGAGAACGGTATTGTAATCGAACGCTCCGGTTACAATGTCCATACATGCGCGATCAAGATACTTCTGATAGTACTCTGAAAATGGAGTGAATACTTTCTTTCCTCCGTAATCCAAAGCAAATCCCATTGATCGTGTGATATTCTGGATTTCATGTTTTGTCTGGCTTAGAATTGCTTTCGCCCATGTCTGCATCTGCTCATTATCTTCATAAGGTGTAAAATGGGCATTTACCTGTTCGTAAATTTCTTTCGCCCTGGTGTAATCCTTTTCGATTACAGTATCATAAATCTCCCATAGCTCCGGATCAGTAAGCCCTGAAAGACGTTTGATTTCCGATTCAATGAACTCCGTAGAATTTCCAATGATCTGTATTCTGTTCAACTGATAGTCCGCTGTAGATGTAATTCCACCTGTCTTTTTAATCCTCCTGACTACATCTCTCATAATGCGGTTCTGTAATTCAAGAAACATCTTTTCAAGCTGCAGTGACAGGTGCTCCATTTCCTTTGGCTGCATATCCTCACACCCTATTCCATTGTATCTTCCTGGCTAAATTGTGATGCCTGTTTCAGCATCTTGATCGCCTGCTCTTCCGTTTCACCGAAACGCTTCATCCGGTACTCTACAGGACCAACAACTCCCATACTAAAATCAGCCCGAAGCTGTTCCGTCTCATATTTCTTGTCTGTTACAAGGGAGTCATCCCAACTGCAGGATACTTCTACCTTTCCGTCTGCAGAAGTGCCACCAAGCGACATCCACACTTCTATAGCTGCCACAAGATTCTCAAGTGCGTTCCCAAGGCTATTCTGAATAGATTTTACCGTTGCGTAAGAGCGTTGCTTACTGGCCTTAATTTCTTCTGCTGTCTTATCCACTACCTGTGGATCTGAAAGAGTTCCATAAGCAAGACCACAGTTAAACTCTACTTTCTGTATGATCCTGTTGTACCCGTTGAAGAAGCTCTCATCCCGGATTTCCGGTGAATACGCATTAAAAAAGGGATTTCCATCCCTACTCATCACATTCGGCCCCATTGCCCGGTAAAGCCGTTCTTTCCCTTTTGGCAGGATAACTTCTCCCTGCCGGTTCTTCCGGAAAAATTCATCCGCTGCCTGAATTGCCGTTTCCTTTGATTTGTATTCCCACAACACTGCTCCATACTGCTCATCAGCATCCCTGATCTGATTCACGGCTCTTGCATAGATCGATACACCAAGAGGAGAATGGATGTCTGTATTGTTTGCCAATGGAATCTTGAAGTAAGAAAACAGCATCCTGTCCGCATTCTGAAACTCGACATAAGGGGCAATATCTGACCATTCCGGTACTTCTTCCAGATTGATCTCCTGTCCGAGATTTACGATATCATCCGTTTTTACCATTGCTTTCTTACTGATAAAAGCTTTGTTCACAATGCTGTATCTATCGCCCTGTAATGCGTGATATTCAAGTCTTGTATAAAGATTCTTTCCAGCGCGCTTAAATTCTGGGAAGATAGCCGCTGTAATCTCTCCTGCGCTGTTAAACTCTACCGGATAAAAGTCACCGGCTCTCACTACATCTATCTCAATCCTTTTCTGGGATAAATACGGTTTAAAGACCACACCGCCTGTACTGCAGGCAAACTCTGTGTAGTTTGAAATCTCATTTAGAAACGGCTGCATCCCCTCTTTAATCATTTCAGCTTTGCTTCCGCCCGTAATATTGATACTGGATTCCATTGTCACCAGTCTTGCCATTTCGGAGCAGATTGCTGCCGGGAGGTTCAGTCCCTTTACATCATCATTCAACCAGGGGGATTCGTTGATATACATCTTTGACCACCGATAGATTCCCTGTGCCATTCTCTGGGATACCGCAACATCCACTCCCATTGCCTGTTTTATAGTTTCATACTGTATCAACGTTCCTCACCTCTTTCTGATATTGGCAACATAAATTTAATCTGGTTCCACATTCCGACGCATAAATAGCGTGTTCCATCAAGCGCATGATCGTTCTCTTTTACTGGAATCTCAACACCTTTTTTAATTCCATCTGTATTGTACTGATAAAGTCCAAACTCCTTTATCAGCATCTTCTGTTTCTCGCTGACGATCATTCTTCCGAAAGACAACAACTTCTGCACACGGCTGATCCCCAACTTGACATCATTCTGCGCCGGTATAACCGGTATATGGGGGATGACTCTCCGTATTTCCTCAATCAGACCTGCTGCCGATGGATCCACGAATATGTAGCTGACTACACGGTCATACTCCTTTTCTATCTTGTCGCAGAATGTTTTCATATCCTGTGCATACTCCGAAGGAGATTTCTGTGTTCCACTTTCTCGCCCGGAATAGTAGTACTCATCGATTCCACGCAGGACTTGATTTTGATAGTCAATGCCGAAAGCTTCATAGACTGTTGCATTCTGTTGACCGTAGTCCACTCCGATTCCAATCTCCCCAATGCTTCGTTTCTCTTCCTCAATGTAATCTTCCGGCTGATAAATATGCTTCTCTGCTGAAAACATATAGTAGATCAGATCATCAACTCCCGTAGGCTCTCCTAACCATGTCCACCGGTACATCTTGATATCCGCTCGCATCATAGCTTCTGCAGAATCAATCAGATCCTGTCCTAACCAATCAACCGGAACATCTTTATAGCTTGTGTGAATATGGATGCAGTCCTCCCGCTCTTCCATCTTCTTACACCAGAGGTTGATCGGAGCATTCGGATTCTTCGGCGGATTGTAAAGATAGATCATCTGGAAACCAGCTTTGTTTCCACGGACGAACGTTGCTTCTATATTCGCCAGTTCATCTTCCCCTTCCCCGTCATCAAAGAACTCTGTCAGCTCATCCAGCACTACAAGCTTTATCGGCTTGTCCTCATCGATGATACCTTTTGTATCGTCAATTCCATCAGAACCGGAGAAATACATCGTTGTATTGTGCTTTTTATATGTAATCTCCATCGGGGATTTTCCGATCTTGAAATATGACTTGGGAATTTCTAGCCGGTTAATGCCCCGGAGCATTTCTTTATACACTGTTTTCCGCAGTTTATTGTGATGTTTTCTCAGGACTACTGCTGAACCATTTGCATCATCCACCAACTGGAAAATACCTCTAACACCTGCATAACTGGATTTCGTGCCGGCACGGCCAGAAGTCAGGATGATATGTTTATGCTGCTTATCGTTGAATAACGGCAGATATTTTGGAATGATCAAATCTGATATTCTAACTTGTTTTTTGGTCTGCGTCATTGATAATCTCCACTCCTTCCATTTCATCCTCACTACCGCAATCTCTGTTCAGTTTATCTGCATTTGCCAATTTCAATTCTGTATCCGCCTCCCGGTTTCGTCTGTTCTCATCCGGTTCCGGCGATTGCCCTGCATACTTCGCTACGAATGTAGCTGCCTGTGTATTTCCACTCAGCGCTTCTTTGATCTGTGCCATCAAAAGAGCCGATTCCAGAGTGCACTCAACACCGAGTGACTCCAGAACCGGCTTCCATTCAGGACTATCTATTTCGGCGGTAAGCAGCATGTTCAATGTCTTTCGGAAATCAGCCTTTCTCCGTCTTGCTTCTCCGCTTGCTTTACCACCTTTAGAAGTAATTATTCGTAGTTCCTCCGTTGTTCGTTTATTAAATCCACGATCTTTTATGTTATCATAACCTGCCACTTCACCACCTTCCAATCTGTTAATTTATAGTACAAAAAAGAGACACCGAAGTGCCTCTTTAAGTTTTTCAATCTACTTCAGCTGATTTTTCAGCCATTCAATCTCTGACTTCAATCTTTTTTTCCTGCTGATTTTTTCACCGTCTTGCTTGTATTGTTCATATTTTTCAAGAGCTTTCCCTAACCCTTCATACATTTCCCCAGTTTTTGTTTGAAGATTTTTATCAAATTCGGACGACAGTTTCCAGTGTACAGCTGCTCTAGCAACCATATTCTTTAATTCCTGTTCTTCTATGCGAAGTACTTCAAGTTCTTCCTGCTTTTCTTCCAAAACTTTCTTGTAAGCCCACTTTAATTCTACTGAAAATTCTTGTCCTCTTATACTATCCCATGTATATTTCTGCATATTTAACCTCCATTTTAATACAATCCTATTTTGCCAAACTTCTTTGCACCTTAATATAATAATACAAATTCTAAGATATCACTCGGTAAGTCTGACTATATTTTTCAGAACCGTATTAAATTTTAAAGGTGCTTATACATCTGGCTGTTACATTCATTTCAACAACAGCGCTATCGATATGCTTAGTATACCATATCATTTTAGCACTCGCAACAAAAGAGTGCTAATTTATACTTTTTTAATATTTAGGACTGCCGCTGTGAAAATTACAAATGCCAACAAAAACCAAAATAACCAAATACACAATCAAAATTTATAGGAAAAAGGAGTAAACTTTGCAGTAGTCCACAACGGGTATAGCAGGACTCGAACCTGCGACACATCGGTTAACAGCCGATCGCTCTACCAACTGAGCTATACACCCGTAGGATGCCTTTTATTGACACCCTTTACCCTATCCGCACTCGGGTACTGACACTAAATATAGATTGCTGAATCTATTTTTGTTTGTTTTGCAGATCTGCGGATATCTGCGTTTTGGTACCATTTGCAATGTAAGTCCGGTGTGCACTCCCAGAACAGACCTCAGCTGTGCAGCCTGTATACTCACATCACAAAGCGGAGCACTTGGAATCGAACCAAGGACACAGGGCGCGACCCTGCGCATCTACCATTGATGCTATACTCCGCATGAAAACACCGCCAGACGAGAAAGGGTAAAGTCCAGCGGTGTTCCGAATGTTGTTTGGAAAGCTTTTGGAGTCTTTCTTCTAACTCCATGTTATACTATATATTATTTAAAGCGGACAATGTGGACAAAACGGACAAACTTCTATTTTTCTTTCATCCACCTCTGAAATTCTTTCCTTGCGCTTTCTCCTGTGCAATTCCCTTTCATCTTCGCAGCCACTTCATCCCATGTCAGTCCTTGCATCACCTTGAACCGGATAATCCGCTGCATCCTTACCGGAGCTTTATTGATTACTCGCTCTGCTTTTACTTTAATCCGCTTTGCGTTCAGCTTTCGTTCTTCCAACAACCGTTCCTCTTCGTCTATATTCACCGTGTTCTCTACACATCCATAGATATTAAAACTCTGCGGTTGGTACGGGAACTCTGGATTGCTGCCTGTCACCTTGTCCTGTACGATCATCTTTCTTCTGTGCCGTCTGATATCTTCTTCCGTCTCTTTCACCAATGCTTTCGCATCCATGTACTCATAGATTACGTTCTTGTCCAACTCAATCACCTCCCGGGATCCGCTCTTTTATGTTGTGTTTCTCTGCTATGTAGTCCACAGCGTCCTTATTCGCCATCTCACGGCTTTTAAAGTCGCACTTAAAGGCTTTATGCCCCTTTTGCTTTAAAGCTGTCTCGCAGGGCTTTCTCGTTGCCATATCATGTGCATCTATCTTTCGGATGACTCCTGCCGTCTCCTTCCTGCGTCTCATGGTTTCCCTGTTCATTCCGTTACCTCAATTTCCTCTCCGGTCAGCTCTTCCAACTTCTTCCGCATTTCTTCCACGGTCATTTTTCTTTGGTTCTTTGCGTTCCCAGATGAGCTCAAGGTTGCCTTTAATAAACACATCTTTTATGCATCCGAGTGATCCCGGAGTAATTCTATAGACTTTAACGATGTCTCCTCCTGTATAACCTGCCCATTTCAAGCCATCAGTATAACCGACTATACTATTGTGTTCGCCTTTTCCCACTGCCGTCCCAGCCAATACAAGATACATACCCCCATCTCTCTGTTCAACTACCATTCCGTCTTTTAAATCTGCTTTCGTAAATTCTTTCTGCATGTAATCACTCCATTCCAAGATTTTATAATTGTACTTTTCTGCAAAATCACGAGACGAATATTCTCCGTTTCCGTAATAACACGTTTCTTCGTGGTGCGCATTATACTTTGTATTTTTCCAATAACTTTCTCCGTTACACCACTTCATTCCATGTTCGTGCATCTGCTTGCAAAAGTCTTTCGCTTCCTCCTCAGTCTTACAATGCACCGCAATCTTATTGTCTTTATTTTTAAATTCATCCCAGTTAAATTTTCTCATATTTTCTTACCTCACTATCTTTCGCACAATCCAATCTAAAAACACCACAAATAACAGTATCGGAAACCCTCCAGCCAGAAGGTAATCTGCTCCTTCAAGTTCTACTTCCTCTTCGATTCCTGTTTTTAAAGTAATTACAGTTCCCAGCCCCAGGATATAGTACAGGGCTAGGGATGCGATTGTGATTATGATGTCCATGTTATTCCTCCCGCCTATTATTCCATCCTTGTCTTGCTGCTTCCTGCGCAATCATCTTGTCATCCCGACACGCCTTAATTGCCACATAAGGCCCAGATGCTCCGCAAGCACCGCACACTACCCTATATCCTTTGCTTCCCATTATCCGGATTCCGACTCTTCTGTCACGGCATCCGCAAAATGGACACGCTTTAATTTTCATTCCGCATTCTCCTTACCCACATACTTCTCCACAATATCTACTGCGCGAGTCAGCCCATAAATATAGCTTTCCAGCTCTTCTGCTGTTTTGCTTGCTCCGTGTCTTTTTCCTTTCTTCTTTCAGCGTTTCGTAGGCATCATTTTTCATGGATTCGATTTCTTCCAAGATCTTCTCTAGTACGTTCTCCATTATTCCACTCTCCTAAAATCCTATATCATCTAAGAAAAAACCAATTTCTTCTTCAAATTCTTCTTTTTCAATACCATAATCTTCAAGCATTTCTTCTAATGGAAATACTTCAGACAGTTTTTTCATTAAGTATTCTGCTATTCCCTCTGTATCATATTCTTCGACAATAGTATCTTTCTGTAAAGGTTGAATCATTCCATCTTTTAAATGATGTGCAAATTCGTCAGCTCCAATAATTATTTTATTCCCTTTTGGAATAATTACTTTTTCTCCAAACATCTTCTCTACTTCTATATCACAATTTGATGTTAGGATTTGACCTATTTTGTATTTCATTTATTCCACTCTCCTATTCCGCATTCCTCACATCGCACAAAAGCTGATATAACTTCTTCTCTGAATCCATGATTAACTTTAAGACTTGCTTCTCCTGAGCAAAACGGACATTTCTTCAATTCTTCCATGTTACTCACTCCAATCTAATCTCTGTCCACAATGATTGCAGCAATCAGAATCCCAATAACGAAACATTTCTATATCTGCCATATTTCCAAACAGTCTTTTGCATCTAGGACACGACGCTTGTCCATTCCAGTTTTCTACTTTCTTCGGCAACTGCTTTTCTAATGCTTCGATTGCTACTAGAAATGCATCGACATAATTGTTATAATCACTTCTTTCTCTCGTTTTCTGCGGAAGTGAGCGCAATGTTGCATTGTACGCATCTCGCATTTTGTGTATTCTTTCTATCGCTTCTCTAACTTTCTTCTCATCCATCTAATTTTCCTCCCGTTATTTCCAACCATAAACCACTCTCTCCATCTTTTTCGTAGAGAAAATCTGTCTCTATCCCGCAGACCGCCAATTCGGTCATTGTCCTCACGCAATCCTCTGCATCAGCGCATTTGATCGTGTCGCCTTTTCGCAAGCGCGTTTCTTCTGTTTTTGGCATTAGTCATTCCTCCGTATCGTCATCTCGATTCCGATCTCATCTTTTATCATCCTCGTATATTCATCCCACGTTGCCATATCGTCCACCAGGCACTCTGCTTTCAGGTTCATTCGGTCGATAAACCTCTTGCACCGTTTCCCGGCAAAACCGAACTCATCATGCAGCGTTGCGACTGCGATCACCATCATTGTGTCCAGTGTCATGCTCTTAATCTTCTCACAGGCAATATTCAACTCTTTTCTAGTCAATGCTGTGTTGATTCCCGTGATATTTCTGAACTGGATTTCTTTTTCCAGTCCTTCAATGCCGTCTTTCTTTACAATCTCTCTTGCCAGAATCAATCCCTGTGATCTACCAGCTGTATAATCATCAACTTTTCCCATTTTTTCTCCTTAACTGCTTGCAAAGACCTTCCCACTCAACCTCTTTGTTCCGCGTCCATCTTTTCGCTGCTCTTCTTTTCCGGATCCCGTTTTCATCCATGTACCGGATAAGAGTTTCTGTCGGGAATTCCGCTTTCTGGATATCATGTAAGACTTTATGGATATGCTCATCCGAGCATCCGAGTTTCGCCATCTCTTCAATCTGGAATCGGTACTTATCCAAAAAATGTGCTGCTCTACTCATTTTCCTCTCACCCTCTTCTTTCTCTTGCGCTTGGTGCTGCCGTACATAAACGCTGCCATATTGCCCGGTTTGAATCCTGCAGACTGTTTTCTATGGCTGCTAAAGCTGTATTTTCCTCTGTCCATGCTTACTCCCTTTCTAAACTCCACCATGCTTTTGTGTTCTTTCCGTACCCTGTAGTCTGGATTCTTACTCCAAGTTCTGCTTTCGCTTTCATAACATCTGACCGTTTGATTCCCGCTGCATCTGACTCCATGAGCAGTTTCGCTCCGTCATATCGTCCGCCTGCCATTTTATCTTTTAACCATTCCACCGCCTTATCATAATCGGTCTTTGACATCGTATTGACCTTGTCCTTGATTCTTTCCAGTTGGACGGTGTTGGTGTTCATCTTGTTCCAGATCTTTTCAAAATTCTCCTGCATGATTCTTCGGTTTTCTAAAATCTCATCCCGGATGACTGTAAGTGCCTGCGCTGCGGTCATACCTTTCTTTTCCGGCTCTTTTACCAGACTTCCCGGTTCAAGTCCGAGAAGTAAACACATGGTTCTTTCAAAATCTTCTGTCTGTTCCGGGTTCTTCGTCATATTGCAGACAAAAGACTTGCTTCTCCCGAGTTCTGCCGAGAATTTCTCTTTCGTCTTGCCCTGCTTTTCTAGTTCCTTACAGAGCAGAGCGTAATTTATTGTTACTTTCTTTGGTTCCATAATTCCTCCTAACTAAAGCTTGCTTCCGGCTCTTCCTCTGGACATATTTCTCCATCTGCTTCCATTTCGTTTATGATGATTTTCGTTCCCGATCTTTGTAATCTCAGCAACAGCATGTCAAATTCCCCAAGGTATCTCAACGACTTAATGTCTACACATCCCAAACTGTCAAGTGTATACTCTTTCTCAAAATCCCATTTCGATATCGGAATTTCCATATTCAACTCTTCATCGTGTTCGTTTTCGAAAATGATTACCGCCCTATGCAGGGAGCTCCAAGTAGATCTTTCACGCTCTTCTATTATCATCTCGCAACTGACCGATTCGTAGTATGGTCCATCGCCAAACTCCACTTCCAGACCAGTTGTACTGATCTTCTTTTCGCACATTGCAATCCATGCATCAAACAGATCAGTGACTTTCATTTCTTTTTCTTCCTGCTTGATTGATAATTCCTTAAAATTTTCCAGAATCTTTTTATTCTCGATACAAGCATCGGAATTTACGATTTCTGTAAGCACCGTATCCAACTTTGGAAGGTATTCCGAAAAATCATACTTCTCTATGTACGGCACCATAACTTCGTCTATTTTTTTCTTCAGTGCACTTTCTACTTTTCCCCATCTAAACGCTGATTCTATTGCCGATTCTATCGATTCCTTAAATTTCTTTTTGAGTATTTCCTTTACTTCTTCCTCGGAGAGACACTCCTGTGCCATTTTTAATAATTCTTCTTTCATTTTCTTCCTCCTTAATTCGAGTTCAGTAGTTGTTCTTCCAGAGAGTCCATGTCGTATCCTCTGCGCTCAAAGTTGTTTAAGTTTCTGCTTACCGGCGGTTTTGATTGCTTCTCTGTTCTTCCCGGCTCATTATCAAAATTTCCTCCTAGAATCTTTTTTAAATTCTCTTCTTTGATAATCCAGTTAAAATTCGCCTTGAATTTATAAGCCCCTTTGCATTCTTCGCCTTTCAGGAATTTACTGTTCTCTGCTTTTGCAAATGCGGTTCTGATCTGTTCAAAACCAAATTTCTTACAGGCTGCATCAATATCTTCCTTCCTGCTATCGGAAATCCGCTCAACTCTATCAAAACTCTTACAGATATCATTAAATGTGTCGGCGATCAGCTGATAGCTTATTTTGCTATCAGTCTTATCTCTTACTCTATCTCTATTATCTAACTCTATATCTATATCTATATCTGTGTTACACTTCTGTACATTGTTGTTACACTCCGTTACATTCGTGTTACATTGTAACGCCTTATTTTTTCTTGATGCCCTGACACGCTCCGCTGATTCCGATTCCGAGCAGATTAAAGACTGCGTTTCCGTCATTAAAAATTCTGTTTCGGAACAGGGCTCAATAAGTCCTTGAGATAGCAAGTATTGTACAGTTACTTTTACATTGTCTGGATCCTCATCTATTGTCAGAGCAATTTCTTCTGAAAAACTCTCTTCAATCCCATCAAAAAACAGCTTTCCACCATTGCTTAAACTCAGCAGTTGCATTTTTAAATAGATAATGGTATAAGTATCGCCGCCAGCAATTTTCCGTAACTTTTTAATTTTGGGCTGTGTAAAAAAATCTTTCTGTAGCTTAAGCCAGTAGTATCGTTTTGACATTAAATCACAGCCTTTCTGTATCTATCTGCATTCCAGATTGGTATTCGCGGTATATTTGCATCCAATCATCCAGCTCCATCGTAACAAGGATTTTATGATTGTTTTTCTTATGGAATACAGCAGGAAGCTTTCCCGTTCTATTCGCTGCGGCATCTCTCTTTGCTTGATCCATCCAGTCATAAAGTCGCATCTGCTCTTGATGTTTCGCTTCCACATGAATTAAAGGAAGACCAACCACGTCTGAAGCATCGCCTGTATTTCCGCAGTATTGCGCTGTTCTGCGCGCTTCTTGATATCCATAATCACGGAAGATACCAGCTAATTCCCGTTCAAATCTTGCACCTTTCTTTTTACTGTTTACTGCCATTTTCTTTCCTTTCTTTGTAGTGCAGGCAAGGCTCATCCTTTTCCTTGCCTTTGCACTCCCAAAATCTCTCGCAATGTATGCATTCTCTTGTTTTCTTCATGTGATTGCCTTACATGAACGGAAGTTCTTCATCGACTCCATCAGGAATGTTTTGGAATCCGTCAGAATCCTGCTGTCCATATTGCGAAATAGGCTGCGTACTGTTTCCTCTGCTTTCACAGAACTCATGCTCTTCCGCAACAACATCAGTGGTGTACACTTTCTGACCTTCCTTGTTTGTATAGCTTCCAGTCTGTATTCTTCCAGCAACAGCAATCTTTGTTCCTTTGCAAAGATATTTTTCAACAAACTCTCCATTCCTTCCGAACGCAACGCATGAAATGAAGTCTGCCGTTTGTTCTCCTTCACGTTTGAATCTTCTGTCTACTGCTAATCTATACCGTGCAATAGCTGTTGCATTTTCACCTTGCGAATATCTGACTTCAGGATCAGCAACAAGTCTCCCGATCAAAATAACTTTGTTCATGTTCTTTCCTTTCTGCTGGTCTAACCGCCTACCAGCAGGGATGAATCAATTATGAGATAACAATAAATCCTTCCATACCTTCTAACTGCTCTTTCAGATACGTCTTTATTTCTTGCATTGCTGCGATCTTCCAAGCGCCGCCATCTGCTTCAAAAAGTGCGCACTGTATCCCGTCATATCTATCCTGTTTCATCCGAAAGACGAAATTTGACAATGGCTGTTCTACTTCCACGAATGTTCTGAATGGCTTCAGTGTCACAGGACTCGGAACAATCGCTTCACCTTTTGATGCAATGCCAGTCTTCACAGTTGCCTTCTGTGTCACGCCGCCATCGCCATATTCAGCAACAGTTCCGGCTTCAACAGTTCCAGCGAACTTCAGCAGCAATGCCCTGTCAGTTTCCGGATCATCAATGAATTTTGATTGAAGATTTATGCAGAATGGTTCATGGTCAGAAAACTGATTGAATCTGAAATCTGGAACACTTGCATTGACTTCCACCATGTACTCACGCTTTCTTTCATAGTCAAGTTCAGAATACATCTGCACCAGCGTTGGACTTTGAACATGTATTATCATTTTTCCTGACATTTCATCCACATTTGCCTTGATATAATCAATCAGGCTGGAAAGCGTGTTCATTTCAATTTTTGCCGCTTTTGGATTGTAGTCAATTCTTTCTAGTGACTTGTCTGAATAAACATAACCGCCAATCGTTTCAAAGTTTGGTTTTGCCAATTCAACTAAATATTCCAATGCTTTTTTTATCATAATTATTTTCCACCTTTTAACCTTTCTTACAACGCTCTTGCTTGTCTTAAATCGACAACTTTTCCGATCTGTTCGTTTTCTTTAATAATTTCACCTGTTTCAGTGTCAACTGTCTTTCCGTCAACTATCTGCTGCTGTTCTTCCTGAATGTCATCAAATGACATCTGTCCTTTGATCTGCTTTCCGTATTCTTCAGCATATAGTTCGCCAGATTTCAAATCTTTACCAATCGCAAAGGATGTTTCCATCGGTGTTTGTGGCGCTAACTTTTCAGACACCTGAACCGTACATTTCACATCGTCACGCTTTTCGTTCTGTGTGAATTTTAATTTTATCTGGATTTCTCTGCTGTTTTTATACGGAGTGTTAGGATTCTGAAGGTTTTCAATGATTTTTTCAAATGATTTTGAAAACTGTTCTTGTAAAGCCCCACCGACAATGTCTTTCAATTCAATATTGTTCATACGTTTCGCTTCCTTTCTTTTTATTCACCGAACAGTGCGCTTTTTGCATCTACTGTTCCATTAACGGAAGATTCAGTTTTTTCTTCCTGCGACTGTTCCATGTCAATAATCTCCGCATCGCTATCGTTATCGATGTATGTTTTTGTTCCGTCATCGTTTATCACTGCCATATCTGCATCCATTGCCGACATCATATCGATAGACATGATTCCCCATTTAGAGATCAGCTGGCGCAGCATAGTTTTATATGCCATTCCGTCAAAGTCCTTTTCCCAGAACGCGTACCCCTTTTTCGCCTGATATCCTTTGGAATACTTTAATGCATGGGCTTCCATTTTCTTTTTGCTCCAATAGATCGCCTTTTTAAACCCATTTGTATACTCAAACATTGCATAATATCCGATTGTTTCAGCCTGTTCCCTTGCTTCTTCATCCTCGATCAGATGCACCTCAATCTCTTCGTTCAGAGGATCAAACCTGACAAGCTCGCCCTCTTTAATCGCCAGTACGTTCAGTTTTTTGTACTGCCCGGAACGAATTGCGAGCTGGATATACCCTTTGTATCCAAGCTGAAACTGCGCCACCTTACCTTTGTTTCTGTCATTAAACGGTACGAGGTAATACTGTCCCAACTGCGGAGACGGTGAAAGGTTCAGCGACTCCCCAAGCAGCGCACCGGAAAGGATCGATTGATTCGTGCATTCCTGTAATGCTGCATTGTTATTTACAGCCGATACAATTGCAGAAATAAATCTCTGACCATTCTTCCCACCGATTACGTTGTTGATCTGGTTTTTAACTGCTTCCTGTGTCAAATATGCTGAGATTCCTGTGTTTTTTCTTGCTGTTAAACTATTTCCTACTGCCATTTTCTTTTCCTCTCTTTCTTAAATTGCTTTGAATTCAATGTTTCTGCTATTGAAAAATGCTTTTAATGCCAAAGCGTCCTCTGTTGTTAAATTTGCCTGAAATGATACCCACTGGCGCTCCCTAGCTACGCACTCCTCAAATACTTCCTTTTCAATCCCTGTCACGCACTTTGCCATCTCTGTTTCCGGTGGATTCATGCATTCTTCAAAAGATTTTGCGTCTGTAAATCCAATCTGTCCAGGAAGATCCTCTTCTTTCTTCTGGAACTCTGCTGCCTTTTTCGCTTCCTTCTCTGCTTTCAATTTTTCCTGTTCTGCTTCGTATTCTGCTTTTTTCCTCTGTATTTCTGCTAGGCGCTGCCCTTCATTTAACGCCCTGTTGATATCCAGAGTGGATTTATAGACTTCTAATGCTTCAAAGCCAAATTCCGGTAATTTCGAAAGCGTATCCACATCTTTCTCCACGCTTGTGATAAATGCATTCATAACATCTTCGATGGACCTCATGGATGTTGTTTTGTTTAACCATCTACTGTCAAAAATACGCTCCAAAGAAATTTCAACCGGTGTCGATTTACTGTTCCAGAGTTCCTCGATTTGCTTCCGTTTTTCCTGCTTCTCGTACTCTTCAAATTCCTTAATTTGCTTGTCGATAAGGTTAATAGGATCGTTAATAAGCTTAATTAAGGCGTTAATTTGAGTCTTAAATTCGTTAAATGGCTCTAAATAAGCCTTTTCCAGTCTTATTCTTTCGTCATTTAAGGCTTTTTTTAGCTTATTTAAGCTTGCTTTATCTGATTTAGCATCCTTAATTTGCTCTCCGGTGTACACTAAATTACTGTGGTCTTCTACTATTTTCTGTATTTCTGACCTTAATTCTTCATAATTAAATGTAATTTTCTCCGGCATTTTCACTTCATTGACTCTTAATTCCATGTTTTTCTCTCCTTTATCTTCTTATTACATCCGGAAGGATAAGCGGCGGGCATTCATCTCGCTCCACGTATCCCCAGAATCGTTTTCCTTCTTTCATCAGGTATTCCATGTCTTCTTTCACATCTTTCCGTTCAAAATGGTAATGTTTTGTTTGAACGAATACCTCACCAGCATATTCACTTTTTAGCTGCGCTTTTAACTCGCAAAAATCAGCCTCAAGAACTGCCATATACAGCAAGCACTGGCAATAATAATGATCCGGGATCTGGTGGTCCCATCTCTTTCTCATATTTCCGTTTAAAATGTTCGTTGTCTTGCATTCCCAGATTCCGAGTCTCCCATCTCCATCAAAAAGCCAACCATCTACTGAAGCCTGCGCCCAGGGATATTTATCATTTCGAAAACTGTTGTTTTCCTCATATCTCACTTGGTATTCTGGAAAGTCCAGCCGGAAGAGTTCTCTTAATAATGGCTCTGCCTGTGTACCATATTTAATATAAGGAAGATTTGAAATGTCTTTCGCTTCTTTTCTCCCTGTTTTTAACTCCCACAACTCTACATTTGTCATGTATGGATTCTTCCCGATTACAGCGGCAATTTCAGAACCGCCGATTCCATTTTTTCTATTTTTAAGCCATTCTTCATGGTTGCTAAGTATTGTTTTTGTAATCATTTGACTTTTCCTCAAATTTTATCTATACTTTAACTGGTTTAATTTCTTGAGTGCTCGAGGGTTGCCGCCCTATGACAGCGCTCATTTTTAATACCCAACCACTAGCCACCATCCAATCAACGCCAGCACAAACCCGATCACAGATGCTGTAACCTTATGCCAGTAGGGCTTGTCTTGCACTTCCGGCAGCTCTACGGAGACTGACCGGATATCCCAGCTATTTAATGTGTTGGTGTGTTGAGTAGTCTGGCAGTGGTAGGTTCCTTTAATTTCCATGGTCTTCCTCCTTTAATTTCACGGATTTTCTACCTTGATACTCCAGTTCCCTGCAGTAATTGTTTAAACAGGCGATTGCGTGCAACTTTTGCTCCTCAGAATACCAACCAACCCTTTCTGTGGATTCCAGTGTCTGGATAAATTTCTCGATCTTGTTTACTGTTAATCTTTTCATGGCTTGTCCTCCCTTCCTACCGCCTAGGCGGTTTTCTCTTCCGTGTAATTTCTTGCTGTCAGAGCTTTGCGGTTTAATTTTTCTGCAAATAATTCAGCGTCCGGCAAGTCTTTGACTTCCACTTCTTTTCCGTTGATTACTACAATGTTTTTTATAGTCATTCACACCACCTCTCTAATATGTATGACGGATGGATTGTCCGAGATATGTTGTCCTACGTTTTTAATTAGTATCCGAATCTCTGACGATGACATGATATTTCTTTATCTGTCCATCGCACTGCGTATATGAGATTTCTCTCGGATATCCATTGTCGGCGTACCACTGCTTTACCATCCCGATCACTTCCGGCGCATATTTTCTAACAGTGCCTTGCCACTTTCCTTTGGATTCCCATGTTTCCGTGTACATATTTTCCGATAAATCCAATCTACGGATAATCTCATTCACGGCTTTATCAGCAGGCTTTCCGGAACTCTTGTAGTAAAGCCTTGCCTGTCTTGCAATGTGTACCGTATCTACATACTGCTGATCCGCTTCAATCGTGATTGGAAGATTTACTCCTGCTTTCTCATAAAGGGATTTTGCGGTCAGAAGCTGAATCTTGCTGTTGCATCCTGCCGCTTTAAGCATCGGCGTTAAAATCTTCACTGCATTGTTCACGCTGGCGAGACGTTCGTTACGCTGCTTTGTTTTTGGCATTTCGTAAGAGCCGGTTTTTCTAAGCACCGGGAGCACTTCGGATGTCACCCAATGCTTGAATCTTTTTGCTGATTCCAACTTGCTGCCGAAGATGAGAGCGTAAAGACCGGATTCTGAAATAATCGGTGTTTTCTGCATCCTTCCGATGGAATCCTGAATCGGGACTTCATCTTTATCCTCCGAATCAACATGATCCTGAATGGCTTTCGTTGCTCTTTCATATCCGAGTGATGATGCTACATCCTTCCCGACAAACCACGGTTCATTATCAATAGTTACTGTTCGGATTTTGCCAAACTCTTTGTTGTTAAAAATTTTTAATTCGTTCATTTGATCTCCTTTCTGTTTTTAACATTTCATTTTCGCATTTCATGCGACAAATTGACTAAAAAAAATGCTATTCACTTCGTTCCTGTTCAGATTTAACTCTTTAGAAATAACATCAGCTTCACCTATCGTAAATGTTTGACCATCCGCCGATAACTTTCTGTAGAATGTAGACCTGTCGATTCCGATCTTTTTCGACATACTTTCAGCATTTATGCCGATCTCGACCATTTTCGCTCTGAGTTTGTTTACATTTACCACTCCATCATCTCCTTTCTTTTTCGCATTTCATGCGACTAATTGTATATTACAATGCCTTGTCTTAAAAGTCAATACTGTTTTTGCATTTTATGCGATTTTTTTTGTTTTTCGAATAAAAGTAGTTGCGTATTTGCGAATAATATATTATAATACGTATATTAAGGTGGTGAACAAAATGACGATAGGACAAAGAATTAAAAACAGAAGACTCTACTTAGGTTTAAGCGTTGATGAAGTTGCTTTAAAACTTGGAAAAAATCGCGCAACGATATATAGATATGAAAAAGATGATATCAAAGATTTGCCAATTACAGTACTCGAGCCGTTAGCCAACGTACTAGAAACCACTCCTGCTGATTTGATGGGATGGGATGGTTCTAGCGATAAAGGCATCGAAAACGTATTTGTAAACGATAGTATTGAAAATATAATTGATAACATCAGTGCATTTTCTTCAACGGAAAAGAATCATTTCAAAAAATATCTAAAATTAGTTGAAGTAAACAGAAAAAAGGCAGACAATTATATCGAACAGCTGTTATCCATTCAGCAAATGGATGATGATTTGTCAGTAATGGCAGCTCATGAGCGTACAGATATTAAAGTAACAAATGAAATGAGAAAACATGATGATGACATCATGATGGATGACTCTGAATGGGAGTGATACGATGACAATTTATGAGGAACTTTTAGAAGAGGCGAAAAATAGCGGACTCGTAGTCCGTGAGAAGCCTCTGTCTGGGAGTGATGGACGAATATTCAGAAATAGAATTGCAATATCTGATAGGTTAAGAACATCAACAGAAAAAGCGTGTGTACTCGCAGAAGAAATGGGACATCATTTCACTGCTGTTGGAAATATCATTGACCAAATGAATATTGAAAATCTAAAGCAAGAACAAAAAGGTCGATTACGCGGATATAACCGAATGATCGGGTTACGTGGTATCATATCCGCTTTTAATGCTGGATGCCAGAATCGATATGAAGTTGCAGAACATCTACATGTCACAGAAGAATATTTGCAAGAAGCTATTGACTGCTACAAAGGAAAATACGGTGAGTATATTACTGTAGATAATTATGTTATTTATTTTATTCCTAATTTAGCAGTTATGGAAATGATATAATCGCTACAGCGTTTATATAGAGTAAAGTGGTGTAAAGGTACAGGAGAAAAGAGGGAAAATGGGATTTACTGATATTTTTAGAATCAAAAGATTTAAAGATGAAATAGTGCATTTGCAACAAGAAAAACAGCAAATGCAATCTGAATTATCAGAAGCGCAAAGTAAGCTACAAGAAATGGGGGCTTATGAATACTACGAAATCAAAGCTAAGACGAATTCACTGAAAAGCAATTATGAGGTAAAAGAAAAACAACTGGAGGACAAATATGTTCAAAAACAAGCTGATTTAGACAGGCTGATTATTGAAAGAACCGATAAAAGTCAAGAAGTTTTAGAGCATTTAACTGAGCTGCGTACAGATGAAGCTAAAATACTCAAGAATATAAAAACTCAAACCAATAAACTTAATCGTTCTAAAGAGTTGGTGAAGGCTATAAACTATACTTTTGAGAACTTTTTTAACTATTCTCCTGAGCAGAATGATATAAAACTACAAAATTATGACTTAGAAGAATTAGAAGAGATAAGCCCATCTGTTATTCTAAAATTGCACTGTATGGATGTTAAGGATTTACGTAAAGCTTATAGACTGAACGATAAACAAATTAACTCCGTTTTAGAAAAGTATGCTGCTCGCTATACGACAAAGGCGAATCAGGCTATTTACAAGCTCATGGTAATAGCATTAAGAGCAGAATTGCAAAATATTTTATACAATTTAAAATTTGAGAAATTGGATAAATCTATAGATGATGTTAAAACTGTCACTCAGAAATATCTAAAGATTGCCGGTGATGGGAACCAAAGTATAGCAGGAACCCTTACTAAATTCATCGGTGAAATAGAGTATCTATTTATTAACGCCGTAAAAATTGAATACAATTATTACGTGAAAAAAGAGCAGGCACGGCAAGAACAATTAGCCCTTAGGGAACAAATGCGTCAAGAAGCTGAAGAACGAAAAGCACTTGAATCGGAACGTAAAAAAATAGAAAAAGAAGAAACCAAATATCAGGCAGAAATTGAAAAACTTAGAGAGCAGATGTCCAATGCAAAAATGGATGAACTGGATAAATTAAATGCACGTATACTAGAACTCCAAACACAACTCTCCGAAGTTGTAGTTAAAAAAGAAGAAATTTCAAACCTTGCAAACGGAAAAGCTGGGAATGTATATATCATTAGCAACCTTGGTTCTTTTGGTGAAAATGTATTTAAGATAGGTATGACAAGAAGGTTAAATCCACAAGATAGGGTGAATGAACTCGGGGACGCTTCTGTACCATTTAAGTTTGATGTGCATAGCTTTATCTTCTCAAATGATGCAGTTGGACTTGAAAGCAAGTTACATAATATTTTAAATGAAAAACGTGTAAATAAAGTTAATATGAGAAAAGAATTCTTCTACACGACTATTGATGAATTAGAGAACTTAGTAACAGAAATCGAACCCACAGCAGAATTTAATAAAACCATGATAGCAGAAGAATTCCGTCAATCTCAATCAAGTGATTCTCTATACACTTCTGATTTCGAGATTGAGGATGATAGTGACGATGAATAATAAAATAAAAAACCGCCCCAGTGCTACCAACACAGAGACGGTATACATATCCGAAGATATGCGATTGAAATCCAAGAATATTGTATCATCTTCGGAGCAGTCATGCAAGCGGAACATCAGTTCGCACGTTGGCTGTTATTTTTATACTCATTTTTGCATAAAATTAAATAAGGAGATGATAGCATGGAAACAAAATATGCCTTTGGATATGTACGTGTATCCACAGGAAAACAGGATGAATTATCCCCGGATTCTCAAGCGAAGCTATTGAAAGATTACGCGAAAAGTCACGGATATGTAGTATCGAAAATCTTTTTTGAACTCGGAATATCCGGAAGAAAAGCGGATAAACGCCCAGAGTTCCAAAAAATGATTGGTCTTGCGAAATCATCCGATCATCCGGCAGATGCCATACTGGTATGGAAATTCAGCCGATTTGCACGAAACCAAGAGGAAAGTATTGTATACAAGTCCTTGCTCAAGAAAAAGCATAACGTGGACGTAATAAGCATCTCTGAACCACTGGTAGATGGTCCATTCGGCTCTCTGATCGAACGAATTATTGAGTGGATGGATGAATATTACTCTGTCCGTCTATCCGGAGAAGTAACAAGAGGAATGAGAGAAAAAGCGGAACGAGGTGGATACCAAGCACGCCCACCACTTGGGTACAAGATTGTATCACATAAAGAACCGCCAGTGATCGTACCGGAAGAGGCTGAAATCGTGAAGCTGATTTTTGAAAAGTATGTGCATGACGGCATGGGACTGTTTGAGATCGCACGGCTCTTGAATAGCCATAACTTTAAAACATCACATGGGAAAGAATTTGAACGAAGGTCTATCGAATATATCCTACAGAACCCCACTTACTGCGGGATGGTGCGGTGGAATCGGACGATTAATGAATCGAAAGAGATCCGGCCAGAAAGCGAGTGGATTATCGCTGAGGGAGAACAACCTGCAATCATTAGTAAGGAATTGTTTGATAAGGCACAGGAGCGATACAAGAGAGAATACCGCCCACGTGGAGCGAGACCGGCAAGCACGTACAAGCACTGGCTATCTGGGATCGTTAAATGCCCAGCGTGCGGAAGAACGATGACTGCCTGCAAGATTGAAAACAATAAGCAGACATACTGCTATTTTCGCTGTTACGGATACTCCAAGGGAAAATGTGCAGCGAAGAACTCCATAAGCTCTCTAAAGCTGGAACCTGCGGTATTGGAATCCATTAAGTCTGTATTGGATACCGGAAAAATAACCTACCGGAAGATTGAGGTTAAAACGGAAGATACTGCGGATTTGAAAACCATACTGGAAGATCAGATCAAGAAAATCGATGTGAAATTGCAGAGAATCAAAGAAGCGTACATGAATGGAATTGATACTATGGAAGAGTACAAGGAAAATAAACGGATTGTGCAGGGAGAGAAAGACAGTCTAGAAAAACAACTGTCTGAGCTTGAAGAAGAGAAAATAAGCACCAAAAATGAGGACAATGATATGTTGATGAGAGTAAAAAATGTGTACGATATTCTCTCATCCGATTCCGTAGATGCGACGACAAAGAATGAGGTGCTTAGAAGCGTTGTGGAGAAAATTGTCTATGATCGAGAAGAAGACGAACTTAAAGTATACTACTACCACATGCCGTAAACCCTTGATTTTGCTGGGTTTGTTGGACTTTTGTCGGTTGTTGCAAAAAGGTCA